GTCTAACATTTTATAAAACTCATTGACAGCCGTTTTTAATTTTGGCGACAATGATTTATAAGCAGATGAATCTACTAAATTGTAATCTTCAAATATATTACTTAGCTTCATCTGATGTTAAATCTATATCAACTGAACCGTCATTTTGATTTGTTACAGAACCATCTTGATTAAATGTTCCTGGTTCAGCAATTTCAGGTTTTGGGTCACTAAAAGATGTTGCTTCATTTGGAATTGATTGAGCAGTATTAAACATTTGTCCTGCCATCTCTTTTCTTTTAGCGTCTAATCCATCAGCAACCTTAGCTCTTAATGCAGTTTTAAATGCCTCACCAGCATTTGCATTATCACCTGTTGCAAGTTGGTCAATAAAAGTTTTTATTTCTTCTGTCATAATATCCTCCTATTACATTGGGGTATCATCATCTTGGTCTGCTTGTGCAAACGGAGATGAAATAATACCATCATCAATTTCTTGTTTAATTTGTTTATCCATTTCAGCAATTTCTGATTCAGACTGTTTAAGTACATTCTTTCTCATGTATTCTACTGAGAAGTATTTACCTACCATATCTCTCATCTCATTAACTAATTGTATTCTTTCTCTCATCATTTCACTTTGTTTTAGTTCAGCAAAATGACCATCTTGCAAGAAGTCATATTGTAAGTTATGAGAAATACTATGCCAATCTTCTTCTGAAATAACTTTTTTCAAAATTAACTGTGTCTTTAACAAGTCATTAAATAACTCTGTAAATTTCTTTCTTAATCTTTGTACAAACTTAGTAAATTTTAATTCATCTCTTGTAATTTCAGATGAACGGCCTAAGTTAAACCCTTGTGAAGATTCTAATCTACTTACAGGAACATTTAATGAACGATACAATTTCTTTTGAAAGTATTCGATATCAGCAATTTCACCTAGGTTTTGACCACCAGGTAATGTTGAGATATCAGTTCCTCTACCACCTTCTCTTGACGGTAACCAGAAATCTTCGAGCATAGACATATAGTTTCTATCATCTCTAACTTCACCAGTTGAAGCGTCATATACCAATTTGTTACGATATCTTGCCATAACATCTCTTAGATATGCTTCTGCTTTTACTTTTGGTAGGTTACCTACATCTATTTTAAATATTCTTCTTTCTGGCGCCCTTGCAATTCTGTATATTACAACAGCGTCCTCTATCATTCTGAGCTGATTGACAGGTTTGATTGCCTTATGTAAATAAGACATAACAATATTTTTTTGTTGGTCTACTAGACCACTAGGGCAAAAAGAAATTGTATCAGGTGCGATTTTTATACCACCGCCAGATGTTGTACCCGATACGCCCTTTTCGTTAAATAAGTAATACTCTACAAACTCATCTATTACTTCTAAGTTTTTAGCACCTTCAGGTCTTGTTTTTCTTACTTCTCTAATCTTTTTAATTTTTCTAGGGTCGATATATTTAAGTTCTGTAATACCTAATGTAGGTGATTCTCTATCAATAATTTTTTGATAGTATATACGACCATCAACATACCATCTTCTAAAGATGTCATGTCCTTTTGTATTGAAATTCATGAGTTTCAAGATATTAGAAAATTCACCTTCAATTCTTCTTCTAATATCTTTACCATAAGGTAAATTCTCTGTATTTACTCTTACAGATTCTTTTAGTTCATTTGCAACAACAGCTTCATTTACTATATCTTCAACAGCCATATCACATTCAGGATGTAAAGAAATTTCTCTATATCTACGAATCAGGTCTGCTTCAGATTTGGCAGTACCTTCCATGTCAAGGTACTGACCAAAGTAACCACCGGCGGCGACGGTTTGTGTTCCGTCATCCGCCTGGGCTGTTGTGAACGATTGTTTAGGGTCTTCAGTTTTTTTAACTCTCGTTATCTGAAAACCAAATAGTTCAGCCATAATATTTTCCTCTATTAATATTAATAATATTTATACCAATATTAAGTAGTTGTATTTGTATCAAAGTACTGATAACTAAATGTTACATCAAAAGTCTCAATTGCATTATTAGTATCATATGCTAATGCAATAGCACTTATACTAATAGGATGAGCACCTCTTAATGTATAACTTTTAATTGTTGCACCGTTTCTGTCAAGTTGGTCAACAAAAGCGTCCACTTGATAATCAGCAGGATTTGTTAATCCTTCGTTATCAGACATGTTGTTGATACCATTTTGCCATCTTTCAAATGCATTTCTCAATTTAAAGTCTGTGTCATTCATTACAGTAATTGACCAATCAGCTATTGTTCTATCACCAGCAATTTTTATTTCTCTACCACGAAATGGTATAGTTACATTACCAATTGTCATTTCTGGTAAACTTGTTGCTTGGCATAAAAACGCTAGTTCTTCTATTTCACCACCTACTTGAGCGTAACCAGGAAAAGGCATTACTACCTTAAACTGATTGGCACGAGCGCCACCGCCTGATAATTTAGCTTTAAAATCTGTTATACTTGCCATTTTTTAATTCTCCCTTATCCTGCGACCTCTTCAAATGCTACGCCTGTTCTAGTTGCAACAAATTGAAGTTTAATGAAGTTGATTGAACGATTAGGTTTGACAAATATTTCTGCCACAAATTCGTTTCTATCTACTACATCGCCTGTGTTATTTGTATTATCACAAACTACTAAGAAGTCTGTAATACCCCTACGCCCTTGTACTTCTCTTAGGAACGGTTCAACGATTGCTCTAAAGTTAGCTCTTGTAAATTCATCATTAAACTCAAAGAGTTGGAATTTAGAAGCAGTTGAAATCGCTTTTTCTAATGTAATGAATAATCTTCTTACATTAATTCTATCAAAAGCACTTGGTGATGATAATGCTGTTTTATCTCCAAACAGAACAGTTCCTTGTCCTGGGAAAGTACAAACAGGATTAACTCGTTTCATGTATAACTCATCTCTTTGAGATTTATTAGGATTGAAAGCAAGTTTAACTACACCTCTTACAACACCTCTGTTGTAACCAGCAGGTGAGAACCAAGAATCTGCTACTAAGTCAGTTCTTGCTGATAAACCAGCCATATCTCCATTCAAAGGAACGAATCTATATACATCACTATATTTGTCATACATATATTTGTAACCACTATCAAACACAGCATAAGATGATGAACTTCTAGAAGAATAAAAATCTAGAACATTATCTTTTTGTGTTTCAGAGTTTGATATATTTACTACATCTGCTCTTTCTGGTGAAATAAAAACAACAGCGTCTTTTCTATTTTCAGCAATTGTTATTAGGTTTTCAGCATGTGTGCCATCACCTGAACCAGCAATGATTAATCCAACATCAACTGTATCTGAATCTTGGAATTTTTCATAAGCAGTTTTCTTTTGTCCTGTTGTTACACTTGAACCATCAGCACCACCAGATAGTGATTCTAATGTTGGTGTATTAACAGCTGTAAATGTAGTACCAGCAGAAGTTGAGCCCCAATTAGTACCTGAAGTATTATGGTCCATCCAATAAACATATTGTGATTTTGCATAAATTACATCTGAATAATAATTAGTATCGCCTTGTGGTGATTTAGCGTCAGAAGCTTTAGATAACTTTTCATAAGTTTCTAAAACTGAGCCAGGAACTCCTGTAACTCCACCATCTTCATCCACAACGACAACATGAATTTCATCGCCGGAACCTGAACGGTCAGAAACATAAGGTGAAGTTCCAGGAGCAGTTCCTACTGAATCGTAGTATCTCCATCTTCTTCTAATATTTCCGCCATCGGTTAAAGTTGTTTGTAAACCACCACTTCCACTTTCTTTTTGCACGATAGTAATATCGTTTGTAGAAATGCCGGTTATTCTATATTGATGTCCGTCATCATAGTCATTAGTTGCAGCTGTTGTTGAAAAAGATATAATATCTCCTACATTTAAAGCAGCTCCAGATGTTACAGTAACAGTTGTATCTCCAACAGATGTTGAAGCGTCATTAACTGTTGTTGCACCTTCAGCTTCATAAGCAGTTGCACTAGGACATGTGGACACAAGTAAATTATTTCCCCACGCACCAGCAGTTCTAGCCGCAAAAGTTCCGACAACGCCAGAACCATCAGCATAGTTATCTTGATAGTGTGTAGTATTTTTAATCTGTATACCACTTCCTGATGTAGAAGCGTTTACAAGATTAGTCTGTTGAGCTCGTACTACTCTTAATGAGTTAGAGTATTGTAAAAAGTTAGCAGCTGAAAAAAAGTCTTCAAAGTTACTTGAATCAGGTTTTCCAAATGTTTCTACTAAATCGTTTTCACTAGATATACTTACTATTTCTTCTAGAGGTCCTTTACGAAACTCACCAGCAAAAGCGCCGATAGAAGTTGAAACAGCAGGAATAATCCTAGTTAAATCTCTCTCTTGTACGAGAACACCAGGTGATACTTGAAATGCCATAAGGTTATTCTCCGTTAATTTAATATTAAATTAGTGACCATAGTTGTATTATTCATACCCCATATATAAAAATTTTCACTGCTTCTATTTATAATACTAGTAAAGTCTAAACCTTATTCACCCTTACGAACCACAGGATGCCATACTGTGCCATACATGTCTACTTCAGTTTCTTCACCTGGTTTTGTTATGCCATCATCTACAAAACCAAAGGGTGCCATGTCTTGTTCTATGAGATTTTGTTGTTCAACATATAGTTGATTTCTGATATTTGAATCTGTTAATTCTTTAAAATAGTCTTGATTAGATAGCCAACCAAATATAACTAAACACATCATTAAGTCATCATTACTTCCGTCTTCTGCCTGCCATGATGTTCCTCTTTTTGAGAATGTGGACATTTCTTCTATGATATTAAAATCGTTTACAATAATTTTATCTGATTCTATCAATGTCTTAATATTAGAACATCCTAGTTTCTTAATAGATTTTGTCATTCTTACACCAAGAGATGACCCTCTTCCTGAAAAACCAGAACCCAATATTTGTCCTGCACGACCTCTTTGAGTTGTCATTAATAAGTTTTCATATTCACATTCATATTGTAATGTATCTGATATCTGTTGTCCTAAATCATTTACTTCTACTAATACATGTGCCTTGTTATACCCATTACATACTTGTTGTATGATATTCGGAAAAACAAATGGTTTAACTTCATTGTTTCTATATTTTGCCACAACACGATAAGGAACTTGTGAACAATCAAATATAACAAATGCTGAATAGTCATTAGTCGTACCCCTTGCAACATCAACAGTACATACATATGTTTTATCTTTTGATGGTTTTTCATACATATCTAAACCACCTTTTGATTCTAATGGTGTTTGATGAGGCATAGTTTTAATTTTTGTTGGGGATATTAAAGTATCAACAGAACCTAAGAAATCACATTCAAACTCTTGTTGAAACTGTTCAGCAGAAGTGTTTCGTATTGTTTCTTCTTTCCATTTTTCATCACGACCTGGCACTTCAGACCAATGTACTTCTATTGGAATATAATTATTAGTTTTGTTTTGAGCGTCTACCCACAGTTTATAAAACATATTCATACCATGAGGTGTAGATACAATTATCATCTTAGTTTTTTGTCCAGAAGATATTGTAGGATATACAGATGAGAAAAACTGTTCAGCAATATTTGCCGGTACAAACGCAAACTCATCTAAGAATATGATGTTGTATGAACCACCACGAATTGCACTTGATGATGTTGAGGCAGCCACAATACTAGATTTATTTTCTAATTCTATAGAACCTTTATTCCAATTTATAACACCTTGTTGTAACCATTTAGGCAAATTTTCATATGCAAGTTGTAAACGACCAAGTATATCTCTCGCTGTAGATGATTTGTTTGCTAGTATAGCAATGTTACAGTTTGGGTTAAAAAGTGCATAATGGAGTAAATAAGATACAATGGTAGTTGATTTACCAGACTGTCTAGGTAACTTACATATTGTAAATCTTTCATCATGCATAGTCTGTACCATTTCTTCCTGAAATCCATACATTTTAAATGGTACAAGACCTTCATCTAATGATACAATTTGTACATAATTTTTAATAAAGTATAGAGGGTCTTCTTCGCATTTACGAAATTCTAGAACCTGGTCTTTAGTAAACTCTACAGATGTATTTACTTTTTTTAAATTAGGATTTCCTAAATAAGCGTCAGACATATATACCCTCTATGTGTGTGTAACCTAGTTGTAAAGCAGTAGTAACTCTTTGACTACCTTTTATTACTTTTAATAAATTTTTTTTGTATTCTTTACCCAATGCACCAAATGTTCCTTGATTTGTACATTGATGTACTTCAATTGGGTTTATCATTTCTTTACCATTTAATATATCTTCTAAAACAAATCCGTGTTTAACAAATGCTAAATCACTTATCTGAAATATCTCTATGTTTGGTATTGATGACTTTGCTCTTAGTATTTTCATCTTTCTTTAACATCTTCTGTAATTCAGCAGTTGAACCTACAAACAAAGCATTTTGAATTTTAGTATCAGCACTTTTAGGTAATTCTTTTAAATCTTTTAATTTTTTATTTAAATCTTGTAATTTATCAACAGTATCACCTACACTTTTTATTAACTGACCTGCTACTTCATATGCTCTTGGATGTTCTCCTTCTTTTGCAACAGATAATATACCATCTATTGCCTCTTGACCTTTTTGTATTAAATCGTAATACGCCTCTCTAGAATAATCATGGTCGTTATCTACATCTGTGTCTTTATCTTCTTTTCTAACGACAGCAGGTGGCTTAGATTCTGGTTTAGAATCTTCAGTCTCTACTCCTAGATATTTGTTTATTATATCATCTGTTGCCATATTACTATTTATCTCTCTTAGTAAACGCAGGCATGCCAAGACCTAATCTTCTATCAAATTTATCTTCTTCATTTACATCTTTTGTTTGTCTATAATGAGTAAAGACTTGAGCACACTCACCTTCCATCAATGGCTCTCTCCAATGTTCACAATCTTTTCCTGTGTATATCATACAATCACCTGGTTCCAATAAAACTTCTACACCCCTTTCACCACCAGCAATATATTTTACATTACCTTTTTTTGTTGTTTCATAGTAACCATTTTTAGGATTAGGGTCTATGTAAATCGGCCAAGGAGTTCCACCTAAATTTATTGTTCCTGAAATTTCACAAGAACCTCTATCTTTATGTCTTTTCAATTCAGATGTATCTGAATATATTCTCCAATAAGTATACATTTCAGATAGTTTCAAATCTGTTTCTTTTTCTATTCTTGATTTTAAATCCAACATCATATTATCAAACAAAACATCACCATACATGTTAAAGGTATTTTGTGTTTGATGGTCACCTTCCCAACCATAGTCCTCAGTAAAAGGATTAATAAAACCATGTCTTTTTAAGGTAGCATAAACATCACGCCTTCTATAAACATAATTATAATAAACTTCTGCTAATTCTTTTGATAATATATTTTTAATTACTACATATTTTTTTTCTAATAAATTACTCATTTAAACGATTCTCCTAATGACCACATAACTAAAGAATATCTTGTTCCCTTTGTTATTGTTTCTACTTTATGCCAAAGATAACTTGGAAATATTATTATTGACCCTTGTGTTCTAAATTCTTTAGGTGATTCAATAATTGTATCTTTTTTCATTGAATCAAGACCTCTTAGATTAAATCTAAATTTTCCACCTTCATAGTCTTTTGGATTTGATAGTTGTACTATCATAGACAATTTTCTTATTAAATTTGTTCGGTTATCTACTACAACATCATTGTGCCAATTGTAATGTCCATTAGGAAGATATTTTGTAAATTGAACAGACTCATAATCGCTAATATTAAAATTCCATCCTTCAGATGAGTTATTTGCATGTGATACAATTGGTTTTAATAGTGTATATATCCAGGGAGTTTCAATCCAAGATGTTTTACTATTTCTTATATTATCTGAATGATAAATTTTTTCATCATCATCTAGAAGTGAATAAGTTGAACCTGTAACACCTTCACTAGGATTTAATGAGTTTCCATATTTTATAATTTCTTCACATGTGTGAGATTGTATTCCACCCTCTTGGAAGAAAAACCATTGGTCTAATAACATAATAAAATCACCGGTTAATTATATAGAATTATTTATATACTTTATTTTTCACTTGATTCCCATAAACAAGTTGTTTCGTTAAATATCCAAGTAATTTCTTCTGTATCACTTGGTCTAGGTGCTATAAAAGCATCTTTTGTTGAATCATAAGTGTATCCAACTCCAGCAAAATTCTTTCTAAAAGGCGTTCCACCACCAGCGTGTACGTTACCAAAAGTATTGTAAGAAGTTCTTTTTACAGTACAACCATGAAAGTTGCCATAATAAACTTCCCAATCAGTATCACCACCCTCATCATTACCCTTTA